TTTCTACTAATGTCATTGCTAGAAATTTTAAAGTTAGTAAATGGAATATCGAAGAAATTGTTAAAAGAAAAACTTGGACACATTTATAGATGACGAGTGGAGAAGATATATTTGAAAAGTACAAAGGGATGAAACCCTATCTTTACATCTCACCAGAGGAATGGAACGAGATTAAAGAAACATACCCTAAAGATGTGGTAAAGGAACGATTAGCAGAAATTTGTATGACCTACCCACTTCCTTATGCAGATATATCAGAACAAGATTGTATTTCTGAATATGGTAAATTAAAAGGAATCAAATGGCCAGATTACTTTAAAGAAGGTGAGTGGTTTCCAAGAAAAGCTGCAGAATCTCGTTATCCTTTAACTTATGAAGGAACTCAGAAATATTTTAGTAGATTAAATACTGGTAATGATGCATCTAATTACTTTCAACAGGCAAATAGATGGAGTGTTGATGGAGCAGTTTCACCAGGCCCACAAAGAACATGGGGTAATAAGAAATTTATGACTTCTCTTATGGGTGCTGCTTATTCTCTTAAAATGGAACAAATTGGTAAAAGAGAATTGAGAACCATGATTGGTTTACGCAAGTATATATGTGCTCAGTTCAAAGGAAATGTGGCCAAGATGTTCTATGAGTACAATAATGCAAAGACAGTTTTGGATTTCTCGATGGGATGGGGTGATAGATTGGCAGGTGCTTTCGCTGCAGAATGTGTTGAACATTATGTAGGATTAGACCCAAGAAAAGAAAATCATCCTATCTACGAACAACAAAGAGATTTTTATAACAAACATACAACTTTCTTTGAATCACCAACTAAAACTGATTTCTATTGTTCTCCTGCAGAGGATTTTGATTATGGTGACTATGAAAATTATTTTGATTTAGTTTTTACTTCACCACCATATTTTTCAGTAGAACGATATTCACATGATGACACTCAAAGTTGGGTTAGATATAAAAACATTGATGATTGGAATGAAAACTTCTTACACAAAACTCTTGGTAAAATAATTCCAACTGTGAAAAAAGGTGGTATCATAGCAATAAATATTGCCGATGTTTATACTGGTACTAAAGGTGGAAAGGATTGGTTAGAAATCACCAATCCTATGGGAGACTTTCTAACATCACAAGGTATGATTTATAAAGGATGTATAGGAATGGAGATGGCAAAAAGACCTAATAGTGGTGGTGCAGGAACTGCTAAAGATACCGAACAATATAAAGATGAAACTCTTCAATTAACAGAAGAAACAAAAGATAAAAGATTTTGTGAACCAATTTGGGTGTTTGAAAAATAATTAATGTTCGAGCTTGACTTTTACAAAAAAATTCGTTATACTATATATGTAATGTTAATCACCCCCTTTCTATTATGACTGATTTTCAAAAAGTTTCGCAATGGTTAAAAGAAAATTGTGATGTTGATGTAAAACTTGGACAGACTACCTCTTATATCGGTGGTAGTGTAAGAACTATTTTTATTCATCACAATTATAATTTAGAAAAGAATGGATTAATCGCTCTACTTCATGAAGCTGGTCATGCAATCCAACCTTCGGAAGATGAAGATATATTCGGGCCAAACAGATATAAAGTAGTTGATGATTTAGAACATCCAAAGGAATTTAAGATGTTACAATTTTTGAATGAAGTTGATGCATGGGATAGAGGAGAATCTATCGCTCTTGAGTTGAATATACAACTTGACAAAAAAAGATGGACAAAAGAAAAAGAAGAAGCTTTATTAACTTATTACGTATCTTAAGGAGGTAATCTTATTTACCAAAACATTTATTTTCAAAGAGAAAGAAACCTAATCCATTTGTGGGATGACCAACATGGGTATAGGTCTTTTAAGTATACTCGATATGCGTATGAGAAAGCAGAACGTGGTGAGTACAAATCTATTTATGGGGATAGACTGACCAAGATATACAAGTTTAGTAAAGATGATCCTGATTTGTTTGAGTCAGATGTACCAGAAACTACACGAGTTTTGGTAGACCTATATTCTGATTCTGACGAGATATCTACCGGTCATGTAGTCCTAACCTATGATATTGAGTGTGAGATGACCAGTGGACTACCAGACCCCCAAGAAGCAAAGAATGAATTGACTTCTATCGCTTTACATGACTCGGCTACCAATCAATATTGGGTGTTGGTAATGGACAAAGAAGGTTTGATGGTAGAGAAGACTACTGACAAAGCTATTGTTATTCCTTTCCAAGATGAACGAGATATGTTGATGAAGTATCTTGAACTTTATGAGTCTATAAATCCTACCATAGTTACAGGTTGGAACATTGACTACTTTGATACCCCTATGTTATACAATCGTATTAAAAGATTGTTGGGTGAAAAACACGCAAATCGTCTTTCTCCTATTGGTAATTGTTTTTGGTCACCATATCGTAAGAGATACTTTATGGGTGGTGTATCTTATTTGGATTATATTTCTCTTTATAAGATATATAACTATGGGGAACTTCCTAACTACCGATTAGATACTGTTGCTCAAATAGAGTTGGGTAGAGGTAAGATTGAGTATCAAGGAAACTTAGACCAATTGTTCAGAGATGATATTGAAAAGTTCATTGAGTATAACTTGGTCGATGTGGAGTTGGTAGTAGACTTTGATAAAAAATTACAATTTATAGATTTATGTCGTGGTATATGTCATGCTGGTCACGTTCCATACGAGGACTTCGTTTACTCCTCAAAGTATTTGGAAGGTGCTTTACTTACTTATTTAAGAAGAAGAAATCTTGTTGCTCCGAATAAACCTGCGGACAGACAAGAACGGATGCAAGCTATTCGTGATAACAACGAAGAAAAGTTTATTGGAGCTTATGTTAAACCACCTATTGTTGGTAAGTATGAGTGGATATATGACCTTGATTTGACTTCTCTATATCCTTCTATCATTATGACTCTTAACATTTCACCAGAGTCTAAAATTGGTAAGATACAAGATTGGGATTCCAATAAGTTTCTCAAGGGTGAGGTAGATACTTATTACATTGGTGATGATTCTATATCTAAGGAAAACTTACGACAGTTTTTAGATGAGTCTAAGTATTCTATTGCATCCAATGGTGTACTTTATAGAACAGATTCGGTTGGTTGTATTCCTGGTATTCTCGATTTGTGGTTCCAAAAGAGAGTTGAATACAAAGATGAGATGAAAAAGTTCGGTAAGAGTGGTGATAAAGAAAAGTATGCCTTCTTCCACAAAAGACAGTTGGTACAGAAAATCCTTCTTAACTCTTTATATGGTGTATTGGGATTACCCGCGTTTAGGTTCTACGATGTAGATAATGCAACCGCAGTTACCACCACCGGCCAGACTGTGATTAAATCTACCGCTGATATGGCCAACATCAAATACAATAAAGAGTTGGGTAATCCTGATTTGGATTCCAATATCTATATTGATACTGATTCTGTATTCTTTTCAGCAGCACCACTACTTGATAAAAGAAATCCATCGTGGAGAGATAATGACCAAGATACCATCGCTGGTTTTGTAAATGAGATTGCAGAAGAAGTCCAAGATTACCTTAATCAGTTCTATGACGTTCTGTCAGAAAAGATTTTCAATGTTTCAAAAGATAAACATCGGTTAGAAATTAAGAAAGAGTATGTTGCTAAGGCAGGTCTTTGGATTGCTAAGAAACGATATGCCCAATGGATTATATCTGATAATGGTGTACCTGTCGATAAGTTGGATGTAAAAGGATTGGATGTTAAAAGAAGTTCTTTTCCAAAAGCATTCCAAGAGTGTATGGGAACTGTTTTGATAGATATTCTAAAAGGTAAGTCAGAGGAAGAGATTTCTGATTATGTAGTTGATTTTAAGAAGAAGATGGTACATCGACCAATCGCAGAAGTAGCCAAAAACTCGGCAGTCAAAAACTTGTCAAAGTATATGCCAAAGGGTAAAAGACAATTATTTCTGTTTGGTAAAGGAACACCTGCTCACGTAAAATCGGCTATATCTTACAATGATTGTTTGAAACATTTTGATGCACCATTCAAGTATGAACCTATGAAAAATGGTGATAAGGTAAAGTGGGTATATCTTAAAAATAATCCATTAGGTATAGATGGAGTTGCCTTTACAGGTTACTCAGACCCACCTGAATTGGAAGATTTCGTAAAAACGTATATCGACCATAATAAAATCTTTGAACGAGAGTTGAAAGGTAAATTACAAGATTTCTTTGATGCAATTGGTTGGGGAGATGTTGTAAGTGAATTAAGAACCGCAGAAAAGTTTTTTAGTTTTTAGATATGAGATTATTATTAGGAGATTGTATAGATAAGCTAAAAGAGTTAGATGATAATTCTATTGACCATATAATAAGTGATTGGCCTTTTTATGGTGTAGTAAAAGAAGATTGGGATAATCAATGGGATAATTTAGATGAGTATTTAGATTGGGCTGAAACGATTATCATTGAATACAAACGAATTGTTAAAGAAGGTGGGAATGTTGTAATCTTTACAGGTAGACAATACAATAGACATATTTCTACTATTTTGGATAAGTATTTTACTGAAAAAAGAATAATCATTTGGAGTAGAAAAAGGGCATTCAATAGTTCTCGTGGAAAGGCATTATCAAGTGGATACGAACCTATATGTTATTATACAAATGGCGATAAAGGAACTTTTAATACCATAAAGATAAAACCAAAAACCAATAGAAAAGAATATACAGAAGGTATATTAAAAGATGGAATAAACTTGAGTGATGTTTGGGATGATATATCAGCTTTACCACACAATAGTAAAGAAAAATTAAATCACCCAACACAAAAACCATATAAACTAATAGAAAGATTGGTTTTAATGTTATCAAACGAAGGTGATACTATATTAGATAACTTTGCTGGTAGTGGAACACTTGGTGAAGTTTGTGTAAATACAAATCGTAAATGTGTTCTTATAGAAAAAGAAAAAGAATACTTTGATTTGATTAAAAATAGATTAGATAAATATAAGTTTTTTGTATGAGATTATTATTAGGTGATTGTATAGATAAATTAAAAGAGTTGGAAGACAACTCTGTTGACTCAATAGTTACAGACCCACCATATGGTTTATCCTTTATGGGAAAGAAATGGGATTATGATGTTCCTTCACAAGAAATATGGGAAGAATGTTATAGAGTTCTAAAACCAGGTGGTCATCTTTTATCATTTGCTGGAAGTAGAACTTATCATAGAATGGCAGTTAGAATAGAAGATGCTGGGTTTGAGATTAGAGACCAAATTATGTGGTTATATGGAAGTGGATTTCCTAAATCACATAACATCGGTAAAGCAGTTGATAAGATTGAAGGTAATAAGAGAGATGTGTTGGAACCAACTGAAAGAAGATACAAATACCGATTTGATAATTCCTTAAAGGGAGACATTTATGGTAAATATGGAAACGATATAAAATTAACAAAAGGAAACTCCGAATGGGAAGGTTGGGGAACTGCTCTTAAACCTGCTCACGAACCTATTGTAATGGCAAGAAAACCTTTAAGTGAAAAAACAGTAGTAGATAATGTATTGGAATGGGGAACAGGTGGAATAAACATAGATGAAAGTAGAATAGGAGTTGATGATAATGATGATATTTTCGCAAAGAACCCACACACAAAGGGTGGATTTGGAC